ACTACTTGGTGAAGGCCCATTACAGCGACACAAATCAGTTTTGCGTTCAGCATTAGATTTACAAAACTATGCAGACAACTGGTTTAGAACTGCTGCAGTACCAACAGGTACATTAACAACATCAGAATTTCTTTCTGCAGATGTAGCAAAGCAAAATAAGCAAGCATTCATTGAATCGCAGCAAGAAAGAAGCGTTGCAGTCCTTTCATCTGGACTTAAGTATGACTCAATTACACTTAATCCTGAAGAAGCACAATTCTTAGAAAACCAGAAGCATGTTACTCGCCAAATTGCAACTATGTTTGGCGTTCCAGTAATCTACTTGGGTCTTGGAGTTGAAGGACGAGGCATGACTTATATCAACGGTAACGAAGATAGAACTAAACTATTTGAAGATGGATTACAGCAATATGTTGTACGCATCCAACAAGCAATTACAGACCTTCTACCAAGAGGACAGTATGCAGAGTTTAATCTAACAGAGTTCCTTCGTCCTAACCAAAAGACAAGATTTGAGTCATACGCAATTGGTTTAACTAATGGTTTCTTGACTGTTCCTGAAGTCCGTGAGATGGAAGGAATGCCTGAAATGACAGAACAACCACAACAAGAAGTCCAAGTTGATGTCGTTGATGACACTCAACCTGTGGCGTAAAATGGAGTAATGAATATGAATGAAATGATTACCCGTAGTTTTGAGATAAGAGCAACAGATACTGAGAAGCGTGAAGTTTCAGGTATTGCTGTTCCTTTTAATCAAACAATTGACATTGGTGGAGGATGGTCAGAGCGTTTTGAAAAAGGTGCTGTTGATTTAACTGCTGATGTAAAACTATTTCGTGACCACAATGAAATTATTGGTATAGTTACAGAAATGGAAGAATCTGATTCTGGTCTTATGATTAAGGCAAAGATTTCAGAAACAGTTTTAGGAAATGAAACACTTAACTTGGTTAAGGATGGAGCAATCCGTTCTTTCTCAGTAGGTTTTATTCCAGTAACAGATGTAAAGAAAGACAAAACAATAATTCGTACAAAGGTAAATCTTAAGGAAGTATCCTTAGTTGCATTTCCTGCATACGACAAGGCTGAAGTACTTTCAGTCAGAGAAGAAACCAATCAGGAGGAAATATCCATGGAAAACACAACACCTGATTACACTTCAGCAATTGAAGAAGTTCGTAATCACACACAGGAGTTGGAACGCCGTCTTGATGTATTCGCATCAGAAAAGGCACCAACAATTATAGTTCCACAGTACCGTTCATTCGGTGAGTTCGTAAAGGCTGTAGCAAAGGGCGATGAGCAGGCAATTGCTTTGCATCGTGACTTCACTGGTGCAGACTCAGGAGACTCAATAATGAAGAACGCTTGGGTTTCAGATACAGTTCGTATCTTGAACGCAGGCCGTCCAACATTCAATGTTCTATCATCTGCAGCACTACCTGCTGACGGAATGAATGTAGAATACCCAAAGATTAACACCAACACACTTGCTGTTGGAGAACAAGAAGCAGAAGGCGATGTCCTTGACTACGGTAAGTTGACTCTTACTTCAGCAACTGCACCAATCAAGACATACGGTGGATACACAGATATGTCTCGTCAGGTTGTAGAGCGTTCATCTATTGCATATGTTGATACAGCATTCAGAGCAATGGTTGCTAAGTACGCTGCTGCAACAAACGCTGCTGCTCGTGCAGCAGTTGTAACAGCATCAGCAAACTTCAACACTGCAACAGTTGCAGCATGGGAAGCAGATGATGTTATTGGAGCACTTGCAAAGGCTGCTGCAGATGTTAACAACAATGCAGGTTACGCACTTGAAGTAATTCTTGTTTCAAGCGATGTATTCCAAGCACTTGCAAAGGTTGTAGATGGTGCAGGCCGTCCAATCCTTTCAAACGCTGGTCTAACACAGAACACATTCGGTTCAATCAACCCAGTTGGTTTGACTGGAACAATTCTTGGTCTACCAATCGTAATGGACCCATCACTCGCAAATGGTTCATTCTATGTTGGTAACTCAGCAGCACTAACAACATACGAATCTGCAGGTGCACCTTTCCGTCTAAACGACGAAGAGATTACAACACTTACAAATTCATTCTCAGTGTACGGTTACTTGGGCATCGCTGCTCCAGAACCAAAGGCAATGACTATCGTTGCTAACCCACTTGACTAATTAGGAGATAAAAAATGGACTGGAGTGACTTAAAAGCATATGTAGGTGCATCAACTACTGATGACGACTATGTAGAAGAATGCTGGAACACATCAAAGGATTTAGTTGCAAGTTATATTGCATCTACAAAAGTTCCTGTTGGTGTATTAAAGCGTTGCTACCTTGAAGTTGGTTCAGAACTTTTTCATCGTAGGAATGCACCAATGGGTGTGTCTCAATATGCAACATATGATGGAGCACCCATTAATACTGCAAGAGACCCACTCGTTGGTGTGTATCCACTACTTAATAGATATATGGTGCGATTCGGATGAATTTAGCAACGGTAAGAAATGAATTAGAGAGTGCCATCATTCTTGGTGGTATCTCAAAGGTTTACAAGTTTGTACCAGAAAAGCCAGTTCCATTATGTGCAATTATGGAACCTGATTCTGAGTTCATTACTGTTTATGAAAACCAATATGATGCAGACTATGCATCTAACTGGAGAGTACTTATCTTAGTACCATTTGCAACCAATGAAACAGAAACAGAAAATCTTGACGATACACTTGATACTCTTATCCCTGCAATTTGGGAATACACCACAGCAAACAGATTAACAGTAGATAAGCCATTTATTCAAGAAGTAAATGGTGCAAGATACTTAGCAACAAACATAAATATTTCAATAGACATTGAAGGAGGAAATTGATATGGCAAGAATTAAAGGCAAATCAATCGTCTTTGAAGTTGACGGAACAGAGTACGCAGGTGGAGTTAGCAATGTTGTTTTCTCATCTGCAATAGGTACACTTGGTTTTGGTAACTACGAAGATTCACTTGATTTCACATGTGCTGTAACTGGATTCCAGGATACAGCAGCAGCATCACTACACTCAGAACTATGGGCAAATCCTGGAGCAACTGTAGAAATTACATTTGCACCACATGGAAATGCAACAGCATCTGCATCACAGCCACACTTCACAGCAACTGGCTATGCAGAGACTGTACCAAATCTTGGTGGAGCAGCAGGCGAATTTTTCGTCTACGACATTAACTTTATTCTAACTGGTAAGCCAGAACGAGTAGAGTCCTAATTTAATAGGTGGCTATGGCAGAGGTAATAAGAGTAGTTGATATAAGAGGAATAGAATCTCTTAATTCATTACTTCTTAAGTTTACAAATGATGTGAAGAATCTTGATGGATTTGGAACAAAGGTTGGACAACTTATCGTTGATAGTGCTTCTGCCATGGCACCAAAAAGAAGTGGAGCACTTGCAGCATCTATTGGAACAGTATCTCGTAAAGAGGGTGTTGAGGTATATGCAGGAAGTGAAAGAGTTCCTTACGCTGGAGTAATTGAATATGGATGGGCTGCAAGAGGCAGACAGCCACAACCGTATTTGATGCCAGCAGTTCAGGAAAAGATTGGAATGGTTGTTGAGAGATACGAAGAAGGAATTTCTGGAACAATCAGAAAGTATAACTTAGACTAATGGAGGCAGTAAAAATGGATAACTTTGACTTAATGAATACTCTGAAGTGGAAAGAACTTGCAGAGATTGAAGAATATTTAGAACTACCTATGGATGAATGGGCTAACTCAAAGTCCAAATCTAAATTAGCATTCGCAATGCAATATATGATGGCTAAGCGAAACAACCCAGCCCTTACAATGGGAGAAGCAGAAGAGATGTCAATCCAACAATTGACTGAACTTGCAGGAGTTGAACTTACTGTCCCAAAAGAAGTGAGTCCAGCCTAAGCAAAATGGGTGAATTCTGTGCAGAAACAGGATTTACTCCAGAGCAGTTTTGGGAACTCACGCTGGAAGAGTACGGTGCAATTGTAAATGCATTTAATAGGAGGAAGAACTGATGGCACAAAGAATCACAGTTGATATTGATGGTGATGTCAGTAAACTCGTTGCAGCAGTTGGACAAGCAAATAGTGCTATTGGTGGAATTGGAACTGGTGCAACAGGCCAGCAAATTGGTGCACTTGGTAAAACTTTAACAACTGCAGTAACTCTTCCACTTGTAGGAATCGCAGCAGCAGGTGTTAAGACTGCAGCAGAGTTTGATGTGTCAATGGCATCTCTTGGTGTTAACGCTGGTATTGCAGGAAAAGATTTAGATAGTCTTGGTGACTTAGCAATTAAGTTAGGTGCTGAAACTGTTTTCTCTGCTAACGAAGCAGCAGCAGCGATGCTTGAACTTTCAAAGTCAGGTATGAACCCAGCAGCAATTGCAGGTGGAGCATTAGCAGCAACTCTTGATTTGGCTGCAACTGAAGGTATTGGTTTATCTGAAGCAGCAACAATCATGGCAAACACCATGAACACTTTTGGTCTTTCTGCAGAAGATTCAACAAAGATTACAGACCTACTTGCAGCAGGTGCAGTTGCATCTACAGCATCAGTAGAAGGATTAGCAGCAGGATTAAAGTACGCAGGTTCTACTGCATCAACATTAAAGGTGCCTCTTGATGATACAGTAACAGCATTAGCAGCAATGAACAATGCAGGTATTGATGCAACAACTGCAGGTACATCATTTAACAGATTCTTACTTGGATTAGTACCGTCAACTGAAAAGGCAACAAAGTTGATGGACAATTTGGATATCTCATTCCAAAATGCAGACGGCACAATGAAGTCAATGCCAGACATCATTACAACATTACAGAACTCATTAACAGGCATGTCAGATGCACAACAGGTTGCAACACTTAAGACCTTGTTTGGTGTTGAAGGTATGCGAGCAGCAACAACATTACTTAAACTTAATACTGATGGCTACAACGAATTAAATGACCAAGTAAACAAAAATGGCGTAGCATCTGAACTTGCAAATGCAAGAATGGATGGAATGTCTGGTGCTCTTGAATCATTAAAGGGTTCTGCAGAAACAGCAGCACTTAAAATTGGTAAAGCATTAGAACCAGCAATTATGTTTGTATCACAGGCATTAACAATTGCTATTAACTTGTTTACAGCACTTCCTGGCCCTATTCAAACAGTAGTTGCAGCAGGTGGAGCATTTATTGCAGTACTTGGACCAATCCTTATGTTAATGGGTGCACTTAAAACATCAACATCATTAGCAACAGGTGCATTACTTGCTAAGCAAGCAGCACTTGGTTTAGTAACTGCAGCACAATGGTTATTTAATGCCGCAATGTCTGCCAACCCTATTGGACTTGTTATCATTGCTATTGCAGCAATTATTGCAATCATTGTTGTTCTTGTTAAGAATTGGGATACAGTTACAGAAGTAGTTGGTAAAGTTTGGGAAGCAATCAAGAACTTTGCAAAAGATGCTTGGGATGCAATTAAAAAGTTTGGTAGTAGAGTAGGCGAATTTGTTGATGATGTTATTGCTGATTTTCAAGCACTTCCATCAGCAATGCTTAATGTTGGTAAAAATATTGTTACAGGAATTTGGAATGGTATTCAATCATTAGCAGGATGGTTAAAGACAAAGGTATTTGATTTCTTTGGTAACTTAGTTCCATCATGGGCAAAGAAAGTTCTTGGTATTGGTTCTCCATCTAAGGTGTTTGCTCGTTACGGTAGATTTATTGTAGAAGGTCTTGCAGTTGGTATTGAACGCTCTGCTGAACTTGCAAGAGAAGCAACACAAGGACTTGGAATTGATACAATTAGTGCTTTCCCAAGTGCTATTGCACCAAGATTACAAACTGGAGCAGGAAGAGTTTCTGCACCAATTAACATTACAATTAATGCAGGAGCAGGTGCAGACCCTTACTCAGTTGGTAGAGCAGTAACAAGTGCAATTGATAAGTATTCAAGAATTTCATCAGTACCTAATCAGAGAGTGACTCT